AGTTATATGATTTCGTAACTTTAAGTGCAGCAATTTCCAAAAGAGAAAAAATGTACTCATAAATTATATTAAAAAATATTTAAAAAAGGTATTGCAATTACGTGTAGCTTTGGTATAATAATACTAGGGTGAGGAAATGAGAATTTAATGATGAAGGAGAAATGTATTATGAAAAAATTAGTAGTTGTATTACAAGAAAATGAAGACTTAACTTCAGAACAAAACAGAGTAATAACTGACTTATGGATAAATAAAGGGTTTAATTCTGAAAGATGCTATGTTCCTAAAAACTTAAAGGCTAATCAACGTAACGAAATGCTCCATGAAATTACAAATACGTGTAAAAAAGAGAATATAGAAGAACTTGATATGCTCTTTATTTATGAGCAGCCTAAGCTAATGTGCTTATTTTCTGAAGTAGCCGGAGAAGCTAGAGTTAAAGATGCCTATTCATTTGTTTTCGGAAAATGCACAGAAATACACGTATATTCTAATGATGAAGTTGAAACAGTTACAGGAATGTCCTGGGCACCTGAAGAAATTATATAGTAATGATAATTGGTAAAATTAAGTGAAAAATAATAAAAAGTTTAATAAAATTTATTTTGTAAAAAATAAAAAGAGCCTGTTACTTTTTAACAGACTCGAGATATGCCTTTAAAGCCTTATCTAGTATTTTAGATATAGAAATGCCTGTTTCTTCAGAGTATTCTTTAACCTCAATCCAAATTTCAGTTTTAACCGAGTTACCTATTGGAGTCCTTGTTTTTAAATCTTTGTTTGCCAAAAATATCACCTCAATAGGATTATAATACAACTAGAAATTTATTGCAAGTCCTAGTACAATGTGTTATAATAAATGATAGAAAGTGAGGTGAATATTCATGAGGGAATCAAGTACTCCAAGTTATATTTTAACTTTAAGTTTAGACATAGAAAAATATCAAGAAGATATAATTTCTAAAGAATTTGATAAGTATAGAAAAGTTTATAACTGTTGTTTATCTGAATTGCATAAAAGATATAATCATATGAGAGAATCAAAAGCTTATAGACAAAATTGCAAAGCTAAAAAGGGTAAAGAAAGAAATAAAATGTTTTCTAGGTTAAATATAGACTTCGGTTTAGCTGAATATTCACTTCATAACTTTATAAAACCAATGAATAAGTATTATAATTTAAATTCATTTATCATTCAAAAAATAGCTTCTAGGTGTTTTTCTGCTTTCCAAAAATTAATGTTTCATGAAGCAGAAAAAGTTAATTTTATTAAGTATAACAAGCTATATTCTATTGAAGGAAAAAGTAATACTACTGGAATAATTTATAGAGACGGATGTATTAACTTTAAAAATCTAAGCATTCCAGTAATAATTAAAAATAATGATTTATATGCTCAAAGAGCAGTTCAAGATAAAGTTAAATTTTGTAGAATACTTAAAAAAGAAACCAAAGGTAAGACTAAATGGTATGTTCAACTTGTTTTACAAGGAATTCCACCTCAAAAGATAAATAAAAATACTGGGGAAATTAAAAGTCAAATTGGATTTGGAGATGTTGGAATTGATATTGGAACCAGAACTATTGGAATTTCCAGTAAATATGATGTTAAACTTTTGGAACTTGCTCCAAGTATTACTGATATTTCTAAAAAACTTAGGTTAATTCAAAGAAAAATGGATAGATCCAAAATAAAAACTAATCCAAGTAAATATAATTCTAATGGAACCATTAAAAAAGGTAACAAGGAAAAGTGGAATTTTAGTAATCACTATGTAAAACTTAGAAATTTGAGAAAAGAGTTATATAGAAAACAAAGTGAAATTAGAAAGCAAGATCATTATAAAATGATAAACAATCTATTAAATTTAGGAAATAAATTTTATGTAGAAACTATGAGTTTCAAAGGACTTCAGAAAAGAAGTAAGAAAACTGAGAAAAATGATAAAGGTAAGTTTAAAAGTAAAAAAAGATTTGGAAAGTCTTTAGGGAGCAAAGCTCCAAGTATGTTTTTATCTATGTTAGATACGAAGTTAAAGTATAACGATGAAAAACTTTATAAAATTGATACTCGAAAAGTAAAAGCTTCTCAGTTTAATCATGTCACTGGTGAATATACTAAGAAAGAATTAAAAGATAGATGGAATAAGAATTTAGGAATCCAACGAGATTTGTATTCAGCATTTTTATTAATGAATGTAAAAGAAAATTTAAAAGAAATTGATAGAGAAAAGTGCTTTGAAACTTATGATAAGTTTAAAACACTTCATGATAAAGAAATTGAAAGATTAAAGCTTTTAAAGTTAAATGGAAATAAACTAATTTCTAGTATGGGAGTTTAATATAAGCATAAATTTAAATTGGTTTAGAAACGAGCCAAATGCTAATGTTAATGGAAACAATGGTTTCCTTATTAGTAAAAGTCTTAATGAAACATAGTTAGTTCTTGTATGTTGTAAGCTAAGAAGAAATATAATTCCTTAGTCTGAGAGTACATTAGAAAGCTTTGGAGTAACTAAGAACCCCATTCCTAAAGGACTGAGAGTTTCAGACCATCGTATTTTGATCTCAGTGTAGCTAACAAATCTTTTAATTCTGAGTTATATTGATTATATAATTGAATTGCTGGCTTGGTACTAGATTGACTTAAACCATCAATGCTTATAGACTCACTTGAACCTCCACTTAAATAATTAATGTTATACCAAATCTGAATTACATTAAGTGCAGCTTTTTTATATACATAGTCATAAAGTTCATAAGGAATAGTTTCAAATCCAGCCCTATATGAAACTCTCCACATTTCTGGGTAATGAGAGCAACCATAAAAAGTCTGCATTAAGCTACCATCAGCTGTAATGATCAATGAATTTATAGACCCCATATTAGGAACTAGTCTAACCAAAGCTAAGTCCTTAGTGACTTTAATCCATGTACTAGGAATACTAGTAATAGCATTATCTGCAAATAAAATTTCTATATTAGATACGCTTATAGCAGGTTTTTTAAATAGTCTCATAAACCCCCAGTTTGTAAAATCATCTGCGTAGTAATCATAATCCTCTTGAAAGTCTTGAGGAGTTATGACTATGTCTAAAAGACTAGACGCATATGCAATAGCTGAGTTTAAATGGTGATAAAATAAACCTTCTGGAAACGGATTACCACTTGAATTACTTAAGTCTAGACCAAATAGGTAGTTCTGCTTTAACTCCTCTACACTAAATCTAGGATCAAGGGCAACAAGACCCCCTGGAACAATTTCTGCAGGGTCACTCATAAAATCACCCCTTTCTACCTAGCTTCATTAAAGGTAACAATAGCACTAATTATATCCTCTTTTTTAGTAGCACCACCTAAATCTATATTCTCAGAGGCTGCATATCTGTTTAATTGCTTAATTGTCATATTACTTAATTCAGTACCTTCAGATATCTCGGTATTTTCTGAAGCATCAGCTTCATCAGACTCGATATTAGTATCCGTAGAAACTGCATCATGTTCTTCAGCTTCAACTAAAGAATATCCATCCAATTCTATTAACAAATCAGCATGTTCATCAATAACTTCAGCAATTCCATCTTCGTTAAAGTGTAGTTGCTTATCCTTAAATGAAACCTTATGGTTTTTAAACCTTGCATTATAAATAAATTTAGACATATTATTATCCGCCTTTCGTTTTTAAAAATAAAAGGGCATACAAGGGTAAAAACCCAAATACACCCTTAAGAGGTTTAAGTGCTACTAGCTTACAGTTGGAACGTATTGAGCACTTGATTTAATATTCTTAAACTTCATCCATTTCTTTGGAGCAAATAATTGAGGAACACCGTAGATGAGGATCATCCATCTATAACTTGGAGCAAGAGTAGCTAAGTTCATCTTCATCATTGGAGCCAATTGCTTAAATTGAAGAACATCTGAACTAAATTCACCCATGAAACTAGTTAATGTATTTGGCATAGTATCATTCTTATCGTAACAAGTTACAGTAGTTCCAGCACCAGTTACGCTTGCAGGTACGTCCATTATACAATATGCTTGAGTTCCATTCGCTTCAGTTCTATATACTTTGAACCATTCTGGAGCAACCAACATAGAAGAAGCATTTTTAATAGTAACTGTAACTGATTTAAGCAAATCACCACTAGCCAAAGCTACAGTTGCTACAGGAGCTGGTAAAGATTCTCCATGTCTATTTACAGCAGTAACATAGTAGTTATAAGTACCTACACCTGAAGCGCCAAAGCTTCCTACGTTGTCTGGACCTACTCCAGTAGATACAGCTACAGTTACGCTATCTGGAATTGTAGGACATTGAGATCCACCAGTTTGAACTGTTGGAAGTGGAGCAGTTTTTTGTAAGAATAAATCAGGATTAAAATGAACAGGTCCACCATGAGTTTGAAAATCGTTAACGATTAATCCGGCTTGGTATCCACCACCTGCAGTAGGCATAATAACTCTTTCTTTAGGGAAGAATGCTTGAGAGAATTTACTTAATGTTTCATAGGGCATAAATAAATCTGTTGGAGTACCATAGTTTTCAAGTACCATTTGAGCACCCCAGTTTATATGATAATCCTCTAATTCTCCGCCTCTTAAGTCAATAGTATTACCTGCGTCTATTAATTTGTTTAATCCATCGAATTGAACGCCTTCAGCACCATTAGCTGCTAAAGAAGAATCTCCCCAGAATAAACCAGTTTCAAGTTTCTTCATTAACCAAAGAATACCATTTTTGTTTTCGAGGGAAACAACGTCTCCATGAGCAGTATTAACTAAAGTCATTGGATGTGTTACACTTCTAGTAGTTCCTAAGAACTTAACGAAACTAGCTTTTCTTTGATAGTTAGAATCTTCAGTGTCAGGCAATAATCCTTCACCTACAAATCCGCCACCTTCAGATCCATAGCTTAGTAATTGATTATATTCTTCTACAGTACTATACGCGGGAGATTTAAAAATCTTTTTCCAAAATACTACGTTCTTTTCACTAAAAGTCAAAACTTTTAATGAGTTTTCTAATGATTCTACTTGTAGAGCAGCACCATTAACTTGACCAGCTACACCATTTGCATAACCATAATTACCAGTATCCAAGGCTTTATTTAATTGAGATAAGTCTTGTGAACTTCCTAAACCAAAACCTTGACCAAAATTAGCATAATCACTCATTGTTACTATTCCGTTCATTTATTACACCCCTTCACTATTGTCTTGCAGCTACAATTTGAGCTATTCTGTTTTCAACTTCAGGTCTTAATTGAGCGCCTGACTCTATGTTTAAAATGTCCATAGGCTGAACTGTATCACCTTTTACAAAAAGATCATTCATTATAGAAATTTTTTCTGATTTGCTAAGTGCTTGTTGTTCACCAACGATACTCTTATTAAAGTCTTTATTATGAACTGATATGTCTCTAACTGACTTTCTTATAGTTGGTTGCCCTTCTATCTCTTCAAGCTTTCCTGACATTGTATCTAATTTTTCTGTCATAGACTTAACTAAATCAGCTAATTTAGCGTTTTGCTCTATAACTGATTGTTGAGATCTTGCTATAGCTCCAAAGGACTTTGCAAATACGTCTATAACTTGTTCACTAGTACCATTAGCACCGTTAACTGCAACTTGAACACTTTCTAAAGATTTTGAAAGTTGCTTAGTCATCTCAGCTAAAAATGGACTAACTACGAATGCATTCTTACCTTCCTCAGTACTTTGAATAGATTTTTCTAAAGAAGTATCATCTGAATCTTTAGTCTTTTTATCAGCATCTTTATCTCCTTTTTTAGAATCGTCTTCAGCTATCTCAGCAGCTTTTACACCTTCACTTTTTTGGAATGAACCTTCAACTTCACTTACTTTTTTATTAGATTTTTCTGCTCCATCGGATAAATCTCCATTTGCAGTTGCAGCATCCCCATCAGCTTTAGCTATTGAAGCTGTAACAGCAGATTGAGCACCTTGAAAACTTTGGGATTTTACAACTAATTCAGCTGCATCTTTTTCCATATTTAATAATGATTTAGCTAAGTCACTCATTAACTTACCTCCTACTATTTATCATTTTCATATTTAAAAACTATACTTTGAGCATCTGCCCTTGAAAGACCATTTGCTATTTGTAAAAATAATATAGCTTCATTAACACTTAAGGATTTATTTATTAATTGCTCCTGAAGCAAATCTTTTTTCTTTTTTGCTTCATCAGTATCACCTGCAAGATCCGCTAGGTTTCTTAATGAATCGTCTAGCGATTCCCTCTTTAAACAAGCCCCGTTGTTATCCTCATTTATTCCAATGGTATAACCTGCTTCACATGACTTTTCGGTGTCCAAATTCTCCTCTGTAAAGCTTTTGCAAATTGCTTCCCAGGTTGCTGTTGGATTAACAGGATTAGCTGTAATTGCACAATTGTAAATACGTGCTTTGAGAATTTTTCCAGTTTCAGACTTCTCTAAAACTTTACCTTCTACACTGAATCCGAGTCTCCTAGGAGCGTTAGATTTTTGAAGGGCTATTGCTGTTTCCCATAACCTATCGGCAATCTCCACGCCAGAAAGAAGTGTTCCCTCTACATACAAGCCTTTAGAATCAAGTTTCGTCTTTGATTTATCTGGGTATCCTAAGATAATGGAATTATCATGATCGTAATTAAACCATCCGAAGTTCACAAAGTTAGATATATCTAAACCGGATTGCATAATGCTTTCATCCTGTCTATCTTTGAAATTATTTGAAGCATACCCTCTAATTCTTCTTTCACCTTTAGACGAAGATTCTGATTTTTCTATATCAAAAGGAACAAAGAACTCAAAGTCATCTTTATTCTTACTTTTCACAACTACCTCACCTCCTTGCTCGTTCAGTAATAATATTCTTCACTTTGCACATAGGAGTTTTATGGTGATAAATAACAAGGGATTAAAAATTAAGATGTGATTATTTTGGAGAAATGTAGAAAGTAATAATTTACAAGTTAGAATAAAATAAGGTATAATAAACATTAAATAGACTTTATTCACGCTTGATAAAGAAAGGATAGCAGAGTAGATGAAGGATTTGGGATATGTATGACAGAGATAATGATGTAGATAGAATTTTTTTAGAGGACTCTAGAAACAAAAAAGAATCGGGATAGGAATTCACTCTCGTGCTAGTCGAAGAGGATATATACGAGGGGGACTAAAAACACAATCAGATTATTTGAGTAACAAAGAAAAGAAAAAATTAAATGGAGAGGTGCGAATTTTTAGTATGTATGATGAATATAAAAATTTAGAAAATTGCAATTTAGACGAGATACTTAACAAAGACGATAATACAATAAAAAATATTTTAACAGTAATAAAAGCTAATAATACTTGTAGTGATATATGTTCTAGTTTAAGTATCAGCAATGGAAAGCTTTATGAACTATATAAAGAATATGGAGTGGAATATAAAAAGAAACCTGTAAGAAATAAAGAATTGAAACTAGAGGATGAAGCGATATCAATTGAAAGATTTAGTCTTATGGACTCACTTTCAAAAGGAAAGTATATAGTAGAACTCATAGAAAGGCTTAATATCTCAATTAGTACCTTGGCTAAATTTTGGGATGTAAACAAAAATAGTTTATCTTATTATATAGGCCAGTATAGAAAGAAACTAGTTGCTAAATCAAGAGTTAAAAGCAAAAGTCTCCCTCAAGTACCGTCCAATGTAATAAAAGAAATTGCAACTGATACTAGCTGTGAACCATCGAATGAAGACTTGTTAAACAAAAAAATACTAGAGCTAGAAGGAGAAAATAGGAAACTAATAGATAATATTATTTCCATATCAAAAGACAACAATGAAAATAGGTTTAAAGGATTAAAAATAAACATAAATGGGGAATATAATAAATCTGAACTTAGCGATAGACTTTTATCGCTTGATCATATGACTTTTGAGGATAAAAGATATAGAATAGAATTATGCTTAGAAGAAATAATTTAAGAAGAGAGTACTTTACTCTCTTCTTATTTTTTAAATATTAATTTCAATATCTAGTGATTTTTGAGTAACATCAGTAGCATCTTGGCCAGTATCCTGGTCGTTAGCATCAGCAGAACTTTGAGGTTCAGTTTGATTATTAGCGTTCATCATCATTTGGTTTTGTTGAGCTTGTTGTAATTGCTGCATAACCATAGTTTGCCTTTGCTGCTGTTGCTGTTGTAGCATAGACGCGTATTGAACGAAGACGCCGTCCAGAATGATGTCACCATTTTCTATAGGGTCTTCATCGTGTTCTGCACGAACCTCATTAACAGTTTTGTATGTTTTAACTTGAATTGCATCTAAATCAGCTTGATCCTTTTCGGAGTTTTCTTCAAGTCCTTTAAATGAAAACATAAAATCATTACTAAAAGGATGTATTATATACTTATTTATAAGACTTGCTAGGAAATTAAGAAGAGGTTTTAATCCTTTGTCCTTAGAATTTTTCACCTTATCTTTATGACCACTTTCCATCATAGAAGTACCTTTTCCGCCAACACCTCCGTTATTAGGAAAATTAACTTCAGCCGGATCTATTTGATAAACAGCGCAACTTATATTAATAAGATAGTTCATCCATTTTTCAAATTCCATTTCTCTATTAGATTGAGATACATTTAAGTATTCAAGTCCCCCTGGGACGTTCATAATCGGCGTTTTCCACGCTGGTTCTAAAAACA